ACTTCATTTCGTTTTGCGGTTTATATAACTAAGCCGAAACAATACAGAGAACTTAAATAAACTAAAAACACCCAATTTTACATTGTAGGGTGTAAAACTGGGTGTAATTCTTGTAAACTATTGATTTTCAATGTTTA